GAGCTTCTCAATAGCGCGGAACAATTGATTGGCAAACCACCCGATCACCGAGCACGCTACTCCAATGAGGATGATGAAGATCTGCTCGAGGCTCATTTGTTTGCCTTTCTGTTCATGCGTTTGTGTAGCGACAGGAGATCAACCACGTACCACCCATCAATCAGTTTTGAGTAAGCAAGGCGGTGCCCCTCTTTCCTTGACGCGATCAGCGTTTCAACCCCGATCTCACGCAGTTTTTCAACCAATTCGCGAACATCAGACGGACTCAATTTGCCGTGGAATCCGAGCATCGTTGCGCGCGTGCTGTCATGCGCGTCGACCTCCAACGTCGCGACTGCAACGAAGTCGGGCTGCTCATCTCCAGCCACCGCATTCGGGCACACCCGCACCACGTAAGCTGGCGGGATGATTCGCTCAAGAGTGATCACGGCATCACACGTCCGCAGTCACCCGCAGCACGTTGGTCTGATCGCAGTACACGATGGCTGTCTTGCCGGTGGCGATCGTGATGCCGGTGCCGCTGGACCCGATGACCTGAATGCTGCCTCCCGTGCATTCATTGCGGATCGTCCACGTCGCGTTCTTCAGCGGAACAACCAGGTTTCTGGTCGCCGTCAACGCGCCTGTCGTGACGATCGTTCGGCACAGGGACTGGGCTTGTGTAATCGTCTGATTCGCATCGGCCATCGCCTGCGTCGTCCTGCCTTCGAAGTACCTGGCAATCGCAGCCGGGTCGCGTTCGTCGGTGTAGCTCGTGATGGTCGATCCATCGGAGACCACCGTGTAGAGCGGGCAGCGCGTCGGCGAGCGTGTGGAGTTGGCCGAGATCACGCCGGACTGGTTGATCTCGACGTAGCGCGTGCTGCTCGCCGTGATCGCGACCGTGCCGTTGGCAACCGAAGTCGGCAGACCACTCGCGAGGTACTTGCCGCCGAAGTAGCCCCATGTCAGACCCGAGCATGTCGCGGCATTGCGACCGAAATACGTCGCCGGGCTGGCTGCGTCGAGCAGTTCATTGACGACTGCTTCCTGGTTGTCCTGCGACTCACTGAGCACGAACAGGTTGGTTGTTGAATCAGCCATCAGACGGTTCCTCTGAGTTTGTAGCCGCGCCCGACCAAGGCGCTGATCTGGTGGACATCGACATACAGCGTCGTCTGGAACGAGCCGAAGTCATCGATCTGGTCTGCCCGCGAGTAGACGTACTGCGGCTCGGTCACGCGCTCGGTGCGAAGCACGGTGCCGAAGCCGCTGTCGCTGTAGATCAGCACGTCGTAGGCTTCGGAGTCCTCGCCGAGCGGGGCCAGTCCTGTCGTGAAGTTCTTTGACAGGCGAGTGCGCCGGTTCCAAATGAGCGTGGTTGCCGAGTCCTGAACTACGTGGTCATAGGCTGCTGTTGGCGTGCTGATGTCTCGGCTGGCTTCACCGTCGCCGATCTTCAGGCGGACCTCATCCATGTATCCGATGAAATACTGGTTAGCACCTGGATCGTCGCGGCCCAAAACAACACGGGCACGCGAGAACGCCGCCGAGGTTGTCCATGTGTCACGCAGCACCCCATCGGTTTCGAGGTAGATCACACCTGAGACCCGCCGCATCCGTACATACGTCCACGTCGCTGCTGCGAGGATCGAGCCCGTCGACATGACGGTCGTGTTGTTGCTGTAGACGTTCAAGCCGGTGCCGAACCCGAACAGCGCGAAACCGTTTGCGTCGCCTGCTGAAGTGCGGTTGTCGAAAATCACCCGGCCCACGCCGCCCGTCACCGAGTCCGGGCGGAAGTGCAGGTCGAGCACGAAGTCGCCAGTGATCGATGGAATTGACGTGTAGGTGAGGTAATCGCCCGTTCCGTCAAAGTACATCGATGACGTGCCGAACTTGAACTGCGCCGTGCGCGTCTGCGTGTTGCCTGAAACGGTGGCGGTGCGACCGTAGGTGCTGTTGTCCGTGATGACTTGCGCGAGGTTGGTGCCCTCGCCGTGAAGCAGCAGAACGACATTTCCAAAATTGGGGTCGTCCGATGTGCCGGCTGCAATTCGCTCTGCCCGCAGGTTGCACGGCGAGTAAGGCATCTTGCCGACGCCCGCGAAGGTGATTGACTCCGACTCTGCGGTGGAGACCTTGCGCCCGAAAGTCACCGCACGGAAGTACCTCGTTGCGCTCAGTTCGCTCGTGTCGAACCGTTCGCGCCGGATGCCGCGCGTGCTGAACACGACGAAGTCCTCGCCGATCGCGTGGCCGGACATGGCCCAGTCGGTGCCCTTTCGCCCGCGCAGGAAACCGCTCAGTTGGTAGGTGTCCACGCCGACCAGCGTCGCGTTCATCGCGTAGACGTACTCGGTTCCAATCAGGTAGATCGGAGCGATGCCACTCAGGATCTGCGCCCGCGTGTAGCTCGACAACGTGCCAGAGAACATCTCTACCGTGACCCGCGACGTGTGATCAAACACGTTGCCGCGCGCCCATGTCGTCAGTGCCGATGTCACGATGCCGACCGATGCGGTTTCAGTGACCGACTGGCGCACCACGAACGTCACGTCGTCGGGCGACTTGAACAGTTGCGCGCCAGGTGACGCCTCGCCGTTCGCATGGCAGACCGCGTAGACGCCGAGTTCGTCATCGGCATCGCGCAGGATCGGCACGTCCTTGATCAGCAGTTCGGTGTCGATCGGTGCGCCGACGCTCGACGTTTCCTCGTATCCAAGATCAGTGATGCCGGACGAGACACGCGCGTTCACGTCGTGCAGGATCGCCTCGTACTTCAGAACTGTTCCGTTGTCCTCGCGCTTGTTCAGGCGGAACAGCAGTTGATCGCCGGCCGCTGTGTCAACTGCCACGAGGTCATAGGGCTCGAGCTTCAGGTACTCGTTCGTCAGGCTGATCGTCGTGCGGATCTTCGCCGTCGCCTTTTCCGTGACCAGACCATCGGCGATCTTCTTGGCCTCGGTCTCTGTGAAGCAGATCGGCACCTGCGTCGTGCTGACGCTGTTCTGGTCGCTCGTCAGGATGTCCGAATACTCGGTCGCCGTGATGTAGTCGCCGTTCGCGTTGATGTAACTCAGGGCGATCTGCGAGGCGTCTTCCAACTGGTTGATGAAGTCCAGTTGCAGCGGCTCGACATCCGAACCCTCGGAGTCGTCCGCGCCGAGCACGTCGTAATCCAGCGTCGCGACCGATGTGGTCGGCTTGCGCTTGAGGTACAACTTGTCGCGCAGCACGCACGAGAAGTCATACATTTGCCCGAGCATCTCGAGCACCTGGCGGGCCGGCGTGACCTGAGATACCGACAGGCCGCGGATCGGCGTGCTGATCGACTCCAGATCGGTGACATCGAACTGGTCTGCGCGCAGACCGCAACGCAGCAGCAGGCGCTCGACAACGCCAGCGACCGTGCTTGCCGTGACGACACTGCGCGCCTTGAACTTGCGTAGGTAAAAGTCTAGGTCTGTCGCGTTTGGTGACGCGGTAACTTCTTCCAGTCCCCACGCAGCAAAGTTTTCAGTGCAGTAGTAAACGCCGCTTAGATCATCTGATCCATAGAACTCGACATTTGTTGGCGTGCTGACTTCCTCAAACTCTGTTGTAATTTTCCAGAGCCTGCCTCGGTATGAGGAAAGCACCCAAACAACGCCGTCTTTGTCGACCCTGATCCACGCCCGCATATCGTTGGTTGCGACACTGAGCCCGCCATAGTCGAAGTTGTCTGCTGTGTCCTCAACTTGGTCTACAAAGGTTCCCGTGTAGTCATAGCGCCTGACACGCCAATGGCTTGACGAGTAGCAAAGTGCGTAGATGTGTCCATCCCATGCGGCCAGCGAAATGAGGCCAGGAATTGATGCGCCGATAGTGACGGTCACTCCGCTGACGATCACCGGAGCGTCGGGATCTGCAACGCTGTTGTATCCAGTATTCCCCCACACCCAGACATCCTGAACCTCGTCATACGCGACCTTGCGAGCTACTGGGATGTAGACCTCTGAATCGCCGGCCGGTATCGTGGTCGCGACTGACGAGACAGCTCCTGTCTCTGGGTCGATTGACTCGAATACGGTGCCGTCAGTTACTGATGCCCCAATGAATGTGAAGTACAACATTCGAGGGCTGCCATTGGTCGTAGCCCAGACTGGCTCGAAATGAGAGTTGCGCGCAGGAGGAGTGACCGTGCGCTTGAACTTGAAGCGACCGTAATTTTTTGACTTGAGAAAGTAATAGGTCAAAGACCCGGCGCTCACGTTGTAGCAAAGCCATGCTGTTTTTTCGTAGACGGCCGGTTGATAGAACGCGATTGGTATTGGGATGGGTAGTTCTTGGAAGACGGTCGACACATCGGACACGGCCTCAGATCCGCCTTGGTCCGTCACCGCGCCCGCGCTGATGACCTCGAATTTGAAGTTCCCGATGCGCCCCGAGTTGCCGAGTTGCAGGTTGTCGAATGCAATCGATCCACTACCGATGTAGGCCAGTGCGTTCGCCGTGCCGACTGCGGTCTCGTAGGTCGGATGCGGAAGTTTATCGTCGTCGCCCGTGTAGACCGTGAACGAGTCCCACAAGTCATTCGATGCTGCGGCGATCGTTGTGCCGATGTCGCCGGACGCGAGCGAGTTGTAGACCAGTTCGCCGTCGTACCAGATCCGCGACACGCCCGCGATCTTGTTGTCGCAGATGACGAACAACAGGTTGACCGAGTAGGTGTAGGTTGTTTGACTCGCGCCGCCGCCCTTGCCTGCTTCGGTCTCGGTGGCAGTCTCTGTCAGGTCCGACGCCCACGCGAGTTCGCAACTGATCCCGACCGTGCCCTCGATGTACGCGATCGGGTTGCCGTACTCGGTGCCCGTGACCTTCAGGTCGTGCAGGCGCGGACCCTGCATCTTCTGCTGCGGAGCGCCGAGCATGGAGCCCAGGCTCCAGCCGATCGCCGCGCCCTGCGGCCCACCCACGGCAAAGCCTACCGCTGCGCCTGCAGCGGCTACGATGAGTTGTCCCATGTCAGACGACTCCCGGCATGCGGAAGGCTGCGGCAAACCGCATGCCTTGCGAGAACATCAGTCGGGTCTCGATGACGCGCGGCTTCGGTTTGGCGAACGCGGCCGCATGGATGATCGAAAAGCCGCCGTGCCGGTAATCGCCGACGACGCCCAAGTGCTGCGGCAACTTGTCCACGATCACAGCCACCACGTCGCCCACCTGCATCTCGGCCTGCTTGACCTGAGTCATGTGCTGCCGGCACCAGCCGAGCATGCTGACGCCATCGGCCTCGCGCGGGTAGTTCCCGACATCGAAGTCCTCGGGCACCATGCCGAGCCGGCGGGCCACGACGATCACCACACCAGCGCAGTCGATGCCGATGCCGGGCAATCTGGCCTGGTGCTGGAATGGCGTTCCGATGAGGCTGCGCGCCTCGGCCACGATCTGTTCGCGATCCGTCATACGCTCGGCCTCGGTGGCTTCGTCAACTTGTCGATCGATGGGCGATGCGGCTCGGCACGCATGCGCAGGATGTTTGAGAACCCCTGGCAGTCCACGACACGCTTGCGGCAGCCGCGGATGATCGAGAACGTGTCGCCCACCTGAATCGGGCGGAACGTCGGCAGACTCTGCGTGATGACGCCGCCGCCGGCATGCGCCCTCACCTTCGACTGCATGCCGGCGTTGTCACCCGACAACCACTCGATCAGACCCTCGCCGAAGTAGTCGGCCGCTTGAGCGAGCCCGGCCGCCGTGAAGACGTAGTTGCTGGTGACGCCCGTGACCGTGCCGCTGAAGGTGTACGGGTACAGGTCGACGCCGCAGCGCGCGTCGCCGAGCCGGTTGCGGCATGTCTTCGTGCTGACCGTGCCGATCGGTTGCTGCAAATACTGCTGCAAGCCGCGCATCTCGATCACGATGGTCGACAGTCGAACCGACGCTTCGCCGATCGTGCCGGCCATCAGGTCTTCGACCACGTTGCCCGTGACCCAGTTGTAGCGAAAGATCAGGAACTCGGCGTTGCGCCAGAGTCCGTTGAATATGTCCGCGATGTCGAACACCGTGCCGTCGTCCAGCGTGGAGAGCTCGAGGTTGTCGACCGCGAAGCCGGCCGATCCGCTGATGCTCGACACGTTGACACCGGGGCTGGAGTCGTAGAGTTGGCTGGAGATCGTGATGTCGATGTCGTGGCTGGTGAAGCCCAGCACCAGACCGTCGCGCCGGGTGATGCGCAGCGCCGACGCGAGCGTGGTCATCCCCGACGAGAGCAGCAACTGCTCGCCTGAATCGATGGTCTTCATTACGGAATGCGCACTTCTTCGATGGCGATCTGCGGCCAGGCGGCGCGGATCTCGCCGGCTGCGATCAGCCGGAACTGCGCCTGGTCGCTGACGAACGAGCACGGCACGTCGAACTGCCCTTCCCAGGTGTACGTGTCGCCGCCCGCGTGCCCGCTGATCGTCGCGATGCCGGTCGTGTAGTCGATCGTCGCCGTGGCCACAGACGTCACCGCAGCCCGGGTGCGGTACACGATGACCGTGGCGCTGACGGGTTTCTTGATCTGGCGGGTGAACGTGCGCGTGTAGGCGGTGTAGACGCGGTTCAGTTGGTAGTCCGAGCCGCTGATCAGCGTCAGCGAACTGTTCTCCTGCGTCGCGGTGAAGTCGAGCCAGTCCTTGTAGCGGAACGAATCCGCCCGGCCGCCGACGACGTAGAAGAACGACTTGAGCAACTCCAGCCGGTCAGACCGCTTCAGCGCGTGCGCCACGTCGTAGCGGTGCAGCGGCATCGACCAGTTGCGGTTGGTAGAGCGGATGCCAGAGATCGTCGTGGCCACCGACGTCGACCACATCGGGCCGCCGGTTGCGCCTTCCGAGATGGACTCGGGGAACCGCTTGTCGAAGAACGCCATGTCAGTTGTTCCTCAAGTTGGCGACCATCGCGCCGCGGTAGGCTTCGGCCGCAAGCTGGTTGCGGGTCTTCGTGTCGACACGGCCTTGGCTGTTGAACTGGATCGTCTGCTGCACGATCCGGTCGCCGCCGCGGTATCCGTCGCCGTTGCCGCCGCCCATGCGCTTCATCGGAACGATGTTCTTGCCGGTGCTGCCACCGAACGCGAGCTCGGGACCGTTCTC